CGTTCAAGATGCGGCGGCGCGTGGGCTGATGCTCAGGGCTAAGCATGGGCGAGGCGGAACAGAAGTAGGCGTTGCAAGAGCTCGAGACCTGAAGAACGGGCGGCGCGTGTCAATTAATACAATTAAGCGGATGGTGGCTTATTTCACCAGGCACGCCAAAGACCTGAACGCGCCAGCAAACAGCAACCCCAAAGACAAGGACTACCCAGGCGCGGGGCTTGTGGCTTGGCTTCTTTGGGGGGGCGACCCAGGGCGGCGGTGGGCTGAGAAGATTGCGGCCCGGTACGAGCGGGAACAAGCGAAGAAAGCCGTTAACATCTACAAAGCAGACGACGCTAAGCGCATCGTTTACGGCGTGGTGCTAGACCCCTACATAGTAGATGCCCACGATGACTACCTAAGCCCGGCAGAAATTGAGACCACCAGCCACAACTTCATGGCATCAAGCCGGATGATTGGCCTTGACCACAACGGCGCCACAGGTGCCCAGGTTGTTGAGAGCTGGATTCAGCCTTATCCTAATAATGACGAGTACAAAAAAGCGGTAGCAGGTGAGCCCCACCAGGCAACCCGTACAGCCTTCGGCGATGACTTCATCCATTCAGGCTCTTGGGTTCTTGGCGTAAAGCTGAGCCCAGAGAACTGGGCGAAAGTTCAGGCCGGGGAGCTGAACGCTTTTAGCATTGGCGGCTTCGGCACCCGTGAAAGCATAGAAACGTCCGACATGCCCAAGGTTGAATTTATAAATGGTTGACCGAATCTCCTAGATAGGCAATAATTCGAGCAGGTCGAGAATCTGACCTAGCAAGTCCCGAGTCAGGGCGAAAACAATCAAAAAACAAAAGCGAGGCAGGCCATGGGCAAGCGTCGAATTACTGCGCTCAAAGACGTTAAGACTCTTGAAGTCTCTCTCGTTGAATCAGGCGCAAACATGAAAAAACGATTTCCAATCATGAAATCACGGAGCAACCAAATGGATGAAATCCTGGTGGAAGTGCTAAAGGCTGAGGGGCAGAGCGATGCCGTATCTAAGCTTGAAAGCATTCTAAAAATGGAAATGCCAGAAGACGCGAAAAACGCAGTCTTGGCAGCTATGAAACTTCTCGAAGCCTATTCTGACATGATGCCCGTAGGCGAAGCTCTTGCAGCTTTGCGCAGCGCATCAGGCGAAGAAGAAGCCGAGCCTAAAGAGGCGATGGAAGAAGAAGCCGAAAAAATGGAAGAGGAAGAGGCCAAGAAAGAGGAGGAATCAGACGAGGAAAAGCTGATGAAATCTCTGGGCGACCTCCCCGAAGCTGCAAAAGGCGCAATGCAGGCCATTTGGAAGCGTAACGAAGAGCTGGCCAAGAAACTCGAAGACCGAGAAAGTGAGCTAGGCGTTGAAATCGCCAAGCGTGCACGTCGTGAGTACCTGGCAAAAGCTGAAAAAACGCTCTGCAACATCCCAGGCCACAGCCTGGAACAAGTTGTTGATTTGATGATTGACGTGAAGGCGCGTGATGCTGATTTAGGCGACCGCGTCGAGAAAGCCTTGGAAGCTGCCAGCGCAGCAATGCAAGGCGGGCCGCTTCTGGTTGAAGCTGGCCGCAATGTACCGGACATGAGCGCGGGTGACCCGTGGTCTAAAATCCAGCAAATTGCAAAATCAGAAGTAGAAGCAAGCGGCGGCAAGCTCAAAATGCCTGCAGCCATTGCAAAAGCAATCCAAACAAACCCCGCGCTATATCAGGAATATAATGATCAGCGCACTGGAGGCAAATAACCATGGCATATGCAGGCCAACAGATTTGTGCAACGTTCGCGGCTGCGGCAGACCTCAGCGCGAAGCAATACTATTTTGTAAAATTAAGCGCGGCGAATACGGTTAATGTATGTACCGCAATCACTGATATCCCAATCGGCATCTTGCAGAACAAGCCCGAAAGTGGCGAAGCTGCGACCGTTTGCCTATTTGGAATCTCAAAAGTTTCAGCGGATGGAACCTTGGCAGCTGGTAACATTATCGGAACATCAGCAGACAGCCAGGCCGACGCCATCGCCGCAGGAACTGACACAACCGTCTATACAATGGGCCAAGCTCTTGAGACTGCAGCAGCAGGCGACACAGTAAGCATGCTCCTTAACCCAACCGGCTCACGCGCCGCATAAAGGATTTTAACTCATGCCATTAGTTACATCAGATGTACATGTGGATCAGGCTCTGAGCGCTGTATCCATTTGTTATGCACAAGATCAAAGCCGCTTCATTGCTAGCCAGGTTTTTCCTTCGGTTAACGTAAGTCACCTTTCAAATAAATATCACATTTTTTCTAAAGATGCTTACCTCCGAAGTGAAGCAGGCTTGCGAGCTCCGGGATCACGATCTCGAACTGCAAACTTCCAGCTTTCAACCGGCACTTACTCTTGCGAAGAGTACAGCATCGCAATGAACGTCGATGACTTGGTAGCAGCTAACGCTGACGCCGGTCTTGATATTCTTACAAGCACAACCAAGTATGTCACCGAACAGCTTCTTTTGAAGCGTGATCAGGTTTTCGCGGCTACGGCGTTTGCCGATAACGTCTGGACCGGCTCAACAACCGGCGGCGACATCACACCAGGAACGCTCTGGAGCGCTTCAGGCGGTACACCTATTAAGGATATTCAAACGCAACAAGATGCGGTTGAAGCTAAGACTGGGCGCAAGCCAGGGGTTTTGGTCTTGGGCTCCGATGTTTATACGGCCTTGCGTGACTCGGACGATATCCTAGACCGTGTTAAGTATTCTGAGCGTGGAGTTTTGACGACCGATCTAATGGCGTCAATCTTCGGCGTTGACCGGGTTATTGTCGCGGCTCCAATCGTAAACAGCGGCGCGGAAAGCGGCACGGCTTCATACGGTCGAGTGTTTAATGCTAAAGATGCTCTGCTTTGCTATGTTCCTGATGCTCCGGGTCTTATGACTCCAAGCGCGGGCTACATGTTCAGCTTCACCGGCATCAGCGGCGCTTATGAGTTCGAAGGACTTCGCACTCGACGCTATCGTGAAGAAGCAGAACACTCAGAGCGCATTGAAGCTTTGAGCGCGTTTGACTTCAAGGTTACCGGTGCCGACTTAGGCGCATGGTTTGATGGGGCGGTAGCTTAATCAGATGATTTTTCCAACGCGGGACATCAAAGGCAGCGAGGGGACCATCAAAGCATGGACCCCGTTACCTGATGCCCGCAGTTGGTCAGCTTTTCGCCGGATGATGACATCAGGGGCACTCGTTGAGGTTCCTGATGAATTACTATGCGCAAAGCTACAACCGAAAAAAGAAAAGCGCAGCAGGGGGCGACCCCGTAAAAGGGTTGAGCCATGACCTGGTCATATAGTGACGCACTAGCCACGGACCGCGACAAGTTGCGATTCAAGATAGGCGATGTAGACACTGACGAACAGCTCCTAAGCAACGAGCTATTGGACGCGCTTTTGACATCCCGAGGCAGCCCAACACTTGCGGCAATTGACGCGGTGGAAGGTATCCTTGCGAAGTTTGCCCGCGATATAGACCGCAGCGCTTTAGGCATGGGCGGGGCTCGTTCTCAAAAAACGCAGTTCTATCGTGACCTGCTCAAAGAACTAAGGGCAGAAGCCGCCCGTGGTGATACCAGCATTTTCTTTGGTGGCGGTTCTATCTCTCAAAAAGAATCAAATCGAGATGATGCAGACGCGCCGCTTACCCCGTTTAGAATTGACCAGTTCAAGAACAATGGGGCTTAGTCATGGCGGACGATTTCAGCATAGAGGTGGACAAAGAGCTTAAAGAGTTCTCAGATAATGCCCTGAATAATATCAGCAGCATGTTCCCCCTTAAAATTGTTGAAGCTGCGCAAGAGCTGCAATCTGAGCTAATACTGAGCACGTCAGAAACGCTCAAAAAATACTCCCAAGGTACGCTAAAAAGAGCGTGGAAGATATCAGCCGCCAGGACATCACCCAGCGGGCTCGAGATTGATGTCACCAACGCGGTACCGTATGCCCTGATTCACGAAGAGGGCGGCGTGATTAGACCTAAGCGCGTAAAGGCTCTTGCTGTACCAAACCGAAACTACCGGCCCATAATTAAAAACGGAATACCGATAGCGCCTCGAGAGTTTGACCCAGGCCGCAACCTTCTGAAGTTTCAGCCACCAAAAAAAGCTGGCCGCATTGGCTACCTAGTAGACATCAAAACAGGTGAGCTTGCTTACACTCTGATGGCATCTGTAAAAATCAAGCCCACGGGATACATTAAAAAAGCCCTTGATAGAGCGGCGCCACGAATCACAGAGCTATTAGGCGAGGGCATGGTTACAGCTCTAGGCAAAGGCGCATAGAATGGGAACCCCTACGCGCAAGCTGATTCTCGAGAATCTACAAACGACATTCGAAGGCATAACGACCGGCAACGGGTACAAAACCACCGTGCAGACCGTGCAGGCTTTGGCGCGTGGGTACTTTGATGTGAAGACAGGCGAACGCCCCTTCGTTGGTTACGTGCCAACGTCGGAAGCTTTCCAGCATCAGCCCGGCGGCAATATGTACAGCACGATGAACCTTACGGTTATTGGCCATATTTCAGGCAATACGCTGGCCATTCGTCAGACGAAGATAAACAACCTAATCGATGATGTTATCGCAGTCTTAAACGTGGATACCACCAGAGGGTCAAACGCAATTAGCACAACAGCTCTAAGCGTAGAGACCGATGAAGGCGACCCCGACGCCTACGGAGACGGTAGCTTCGTGATGCAGACACAAATAAAATACATTCGAACAACGGCGGCGAGTTAATGAAAAAAATTAAGTATATAGGCGATGATACAGCATCAATCA